TAATATATTTATCTTTAATGATAAATATCATTATTTTAAAGATTATAAAAAAGAAGTAGGAGGAAGATTTCAAGAATTAGGTAATTTACAATTTAATTTTTTAATTAAAAATGGATTAAAACGATCTGATTATCTTATTGATATTGGTTGTGGTGCACTTAGAGGTGGGAATTATTTTATTTCTTTTTTAAATAAATCACATTATTTTGGATTAGAATTACAGGAACGACTTTTACAGATGGGGGTTAAATATGAACTTGGTTTAGATAAATATATTACAAAATTACCTAACTTGGTTATATCAAATAAATTTATTTTTGATTTATTTAATTTAAATGAATCAAATAAATTTACAATAGGAATTGCCCAATCAATATTTACTCATTTAACAAAAGATGATATTAATTTATGTCTTAAAAATTTATATAATAGTACTGCTAATAATTTTGTATTATATGCTACTTTTCATTCTACTAATGGAAAATCATTAATTAGAGAACCAAAAAAAAATCCACTTAATTCTGGACCTCACAATAATTTTTTTTATTCTTATAATGAAGTTAAAAATTTTGGTATTAATAATAATTATAATTTTGAATATATTGGTAATTGGAATCATCCTAATAAACAAATTATTGTTAAATATATCAAATTATAATGATTTTGTTATTAATTCTACATAAGGATATTTATTTTCAATTAATTCTTTTAATTCATCTATATGATGATAAAAATGATTAATTTCTAATCTTTTTAATGATGTAGGTAATTTTCTAATCTTATAATTAAATTGTGATCCTAATGTTATATATTTGATATTTGGTAATTCTGCAAGATCATCAATTGGATTATTATAAAACATACCAAATTCAATAGTTTCTAAAAATTTTAAATCTTTAAGTACATTAATTGGTTTATTAAATAAATATCCAAATTTGATATATGATAATTTTTTTAAATTAGCTAATATATCAATTGATTCATTAAATGTATAATCAAAATATAAAGTAGATAAATTCTCAAATTTTAATAGATGATTTATATTTTTAACATTTATTATATTCTTTATATACTTACATATATGTTCATTCTTTATAATGTTGTTATAATCAAATATATTATTAGAAAAGTAATATAAACAATCATTAATCAATTGTTGATTACTAATTTTAATTAAATAATATGAACCAATATAGTTTATTGTAATTTTATTATATGAAAATATAAATCTATTTATTGTTGATTTTGTTTTTTCTATAATTAGAAATTTATTTTTTTTTTTTATAATGTAAGATCTATTATTTTCGATAGTATTATCATTTTGTATTTCTTTTTCGGATTTATCATTAAAATATATTAGATCACTATTATGTTCATATATCTTTTTAAGTATATCATTATCAGTTATATCATTCTCAGTAATATCATTATTTTCAAATTGATATATAATTGATATTGTATCATTAATATTATCAAAATAAAGTAATTGTAACATTTATATTCTATATAAATAAAATAAAATTGATATTTAAATAGATTTAATTAATTAGTGAATAATATTATAAATATGGATTATAAAATCATTAAAGATAATAATAAATTATTAAAAAATGCTGAAATACATTATGATAATTATAGTCAATATAAAACTAAAATAATAAATTATATTACTAAAAAATTTGAGAAAAATAAAAATTCAGTCATTCTAAGAATTTATAGCAAAAAAGATATTTATTTTAGATTGAATAAACATTTTACTAATATAAGTGTTTTCACAATTAAAATTATAAATGGACTTAAAATAAAACGAATATCAATCCCACAGTATACTTTTGTTGAAATTATTAAACATTTTAATAAATTAAAATATAAAACTTTTATTAGATCATTATATTTTACTTCATTTTTTAATTCATATAGAAGTAATAAAGATTATAATGGAGATTATAGAATTAATAAAGAAAACAAATATTATAATAAAAAAGTAACTTTAAAATTTTATATCATTATCATTAAATAATTTAATATTTTTTATATCCACCAGCTAATGATTCTATTGTTATATCTTTATAAACATTTTCTTCATCAAATTTTCCTTTAGAATTAATAAATTTCTGAATTTCTGGGAATATTTTATTATATTGTATTATATTTTCTTTTATTAATTCCATAAATTTTTTAAATTCTTCTTTTTCATCAAATGAAGTCTTACTTATTTTTTCCAAATAAATAATAAATTTATTCAAGAAATATTTTCTTCTATAATACATACTATTAAATTGTTTAATATTATTTTTACTAATTTCATTTATTTTATTCAAATATATATTTTTATTACTAATATTTATTTGATTATAAATGGGTTCTATTATTAATGTATTAAAATTATTTATTAATTTTATTGCTTCATATTGATTTGATATTTTTGATAAGATATCAATTAAATACATATAAAATAATCTATTAATTCTTTTAGCATATTTATTATCATCCCAAGGTTTTTCACTATTTATAAATAAAATTAATTCTAAATCTTCAATTAAATTTTCTATGGAATAAGCTCTAAATGTCAATCTTTTATCTTTAAATACCATATCATATTTTTTAATAGCTTTATCAATATTCATAAAAATATGGTTAAAATCAGTAGTATCTTTATGTGGTATACTTACATCAATTAATTCACCACCAATTGCATGTTTTATTTCTTCATCATTTTTATTCAAATATACAATAAAATTTACTTTTGTTCTTACTAAATTAAATTTTGTCCTTACACTCCCTTGTATAAAATCTAATGTTTCATTACTTGAAATATAAAAAATAAATGGTTTCTTGTAAATATTTATTAATACTGTATCATTTGTATTCTCCATTTTTTGTATACGTATATCCTGTTTTCCACTATTTATTGGAGAGTCCAACCCAACATTATTAACTACTGGATTTTGAAATAATAATTTTGTAAATTTGCCACCATAAAATGTTTTATTTTCTGGATCAACTAAAACATTTGCTTCATTCATTTTATTTAGATATTTTTCTAATGTTTCTATTTTAAATTCATCACTATAACTAAAATAATCGAATTGATTTGGTAGATCATTTAAAAAATGTATTCTAATTATAAATTGTAATAAATATGCTAATAATGTCATTTCAAAGAATACTTCTTCATATTTATCACCAATTATCGGATCAATATAGATAGAAAAATCAGCATCTGATCTTTTGAAAAATTGTTTATAATATTGTATTAAATCATCAACTACAATTCCTGGATATTCCTTTTCAAATTCATTCGATACAATTCTTAAAATATTTCCACCTTTACATACAAAAAATATACTACCTGGATAACCTTTACTAACATCTTCTTTAGGTAAATTCTTTTTATTAATATATAGCTTAATAGCATTATCAAAAGTATCATAAATAACTTTCATAAAATTAAATACATTACTAGTTGATTTTAAAAAATCATTTACTATTATATCGGTACAAATTCCTTTTATTTCTCTACTTTCATCTTTATATTCTTCTTCTTTAGTTTCTCCAATTGTAGTATATTTTTTCTTGTTATAAGATGGTAAATTAAAGTCTCTTTTACCATTTTTAATAATTATTGCGTCGACTAAATAATTAATAAGTTGGTTATCAATATTCATAATATATATTGATAATTAATAAAAAAAATATTATTATATTATTTATACAATTTTTGTTTTAATTAATTTTTTAATACATTCAATTGGTATACTTAGTTTTTCACTAACTAATTTTATATTACCAATATCTTTTAATTCATATTGGATTTGTTTTATTTTTTTAGGAGTAATTTGTTTACTGATTAATAGCATTATATATATTAAATTATAAATTTCTTTTATATGGATTTTTTATTATCATTTTTTCTATTTGTTTTTTTCCATTATAATTATCTAATTTATTATTTCTTAATTGTGTTATCATATCTATCCTTTCCATACTTGTATTAAAAATATGTAATAATTCAAAATAGATAATTCCAATACTGTATATATCAGACGTATATGTTAATTTCTTATTATTTAATTGTTCCGGTGAAGCATATAATTGTGATCCATATATATAAGAAACATTGTCATTTTGCTCATTTTCTTTAATTGCAATACCAAAATCACCAATTTTTATTGTCATATCTTTATCAAAAAATATATTATTTGGATTAAGATCTCTATGAATAATTCCTTTGCTATGTATATATTTTACACCAGTAATAATTTCATTAATATATTTATTCTCTAATTCATTATTAACCATTTTACAATTTATATTCCTTTTATTTATATAATCTCTTAATGTCATATTACAATATTCCATTTGTATAAATAATATTGGATAATATGTAGGTATATCATTATTATTTTTATTACGTTTTATAATTTCATGATAATTTGAATTAGTTATATTATCATAACTAATACTTTTTTCTATAAAATTATTAGTATCTATAAATTCAATCCAACTAGTATAATAGCGTACAATATTATTATGTTGTAATTTAGCTAATATTTGTACTTCTTTTAATAGTTTTATATATGATTTATTATTAATTTTTTTAAAAGGTACCTTTTTAACTGCATAGGTTATATTATCATATTTATTTATAGCCTTATAAACTTTTCCAAAATTACCATCACCAATACATTTACCTTCAATAAAATCTATATTATAACGTGATTGTTCTAAACTTTTAATAAATGCATTTGATGGTTCTAAATCATTATCATTAGTGGTAATTTTATTATGTTTTTCTGTAATATTAATTATATTATTTATATATGATTTACGAATATTTCTTTTTTTATCAGAATAAATTTCTTTATCATTAATAATATTTATTGTATATAGATATTTACACATAGATTTAAATAAATTTTCATTATAACCATTTTGTTTAAAGAAATATTCTAATAATGATATTAAAATTGTATCTTTAATTTTTTGGTTACAAAATTGTTTATTTGATGATTGTTCACTAGTATCAACTTCTAGTTCTAATCTATTCATTAAATTATTAATTATTTAATATAAACATTATTATCAAAATAATTATCAATTTTTTTTTATTAATTTAGAAATCTTAATATATGAACAAATATAAATATTATAAATATAAAACTAAATATATTAATTTACGTTCTTTACAAACTGGTGGAACTATAATATACACACAAAAACACACTAAAAAAACATTCAGTGGTGCTGGTATAATATTAATTGAAATGTATAAAAATAAACCTTCAGTTATCCTTTTTAAATCT